CTGTTCCGACAAGGCGGATGCCCACCAGACGATGCCCCCCGTCTGCAAGAGAAGCCCGATCAGGAAGGCAATCGGAATGTGCCTGTCCAACTTCCAACGGCTTTCGTCAGGCACGTCCTGCTCCTGTGTGCTTGGGGGCGTCACGTCAGTGTCGCCGGGGTGGCAGGCCAGGTCGCCGGGTCTGTGCAGCCATAGCCGTCCACGCGATACCCGCCGATTGGCTCGAAGAAATCGCGGATCGCGTCGAAGGCTGCCGCCCGGCTCAAGCCAGCGCCGGGGTCGTCATAGGTCAAGTAAGGTGGATTAACCGAAGTGCTCCATGTGCCGTTGCCGGTGAACAGATCGGCGACGTAGGTGGCCCCGGCGGTATTCGTGACAATCAGGTTGTCGATTTCGGTAGTGTTCGGGGCCATGGTCTCTTCAATCGTGACGGTGTTGGAGTAGTTCTCACGGATGTCATAGACGCCCGTGGTGGGGCCGGTCTGTAGGTCCACCGCAGAGACCATGATCTTCGCTGCGGTTGCAAAGGGGATGGTCTTCGCCGAGGCGCGAAGGGCATGGTTGCGGTAGATTCGAATTTCACCTGTGCCGCTGGGGTCTTTCCCGAGGATCGTATGGTAGGCGTTCACGGTCATCAGGTTGTTGTGAATGCACATGTTCATCCGGTAGGCGCTGCCACTGTCGTCCCCGAAGAATGACTGCGTGAGAGGCGCGTTGTTGTTGATGATGTTGAACTCAACCAGGAAGTTCACCACAGCCGGGACTTGCGAACCGGAGCCGTATTGCAGGAAGTCATAATGGTTGGCGCTGTCGGCGAACTCGTCCATGGAGTGCAGGAGGTTTCCCGCCATCCAAAGCTGCGGCTCCCACGTTGCCCTGTAGCTGTCATTGCCAGCCGAGAAGGTCGCAAAGTCACCGGTCTTGTCCCTGTTTTTGCACTCGTTATCCCAGAAGCGGTTGTATTGCGCGCCGAACCGGACACCCGAGGCCGCCGTGTTGAAGAGGCAATCCACAATGTGGGAGACCCTGAGCGCCTGCACGAAAAGCAGATCGCCGAAGGTGCAGTTTCGCAGGGCGACGACAGGCAGGATCGGGCGCGTCCCTGACCGTGCGAGATAGACCTGTTTTTCAAAGCCCAGCCCGTCAATTTCGATGTAGCCCCAGCCAGCCAAGTTCAGGCTTTCGGCAGGTGCTGTGCTCGCCGCCCCGAGAACCGGCGAATAGCCAGCCCCGGCAACGATCTTGGTGTAGTGCGGCGGCATGTCATAGCCCACGTCTGCCGCACCGTTCACATAGGCCCCAAGGTTGGCTGTGCCGGGGCCATTGATGATGGAACTGCCTGTCCAGCTAGAAACGCCGTTCCAGTTGCAGGTGATCAGCTTCTTGGTCGTGGCCGTAGTGGCGCTTGCTGCAAGAGCCGTGCGAAGTTCATTTGCGTTTACACAGGTGTAAGTCGTAAAGCCCGTGGTGTCGTCGATCCCGGTAAAACCGATGTAGTCCGGGTCCGCGACAAGCTGATGTGCCGCCACCATCGCATTCCGCAGCGCCAGTGTCGGTGCGTGGTCGATGAACCCGGTATCCGGTGTCGGCGGGAGGTTGTCCAAAACGGTAACGTCGAGGGTGATTGCCATGGGTCAGTCTCCAATAGGTCCAGTGAGCGCGGCCCATTCCATCGTGCCGACGAGGGTGGGGGTGTCGAGCGAGCCAACCGTGTCGTCAAGCTGGGTGTCAGCCACATCGAAAGACGCGCTGCTGTTGCGCCCGGCGGGCCAGAAGCCGCCAAGGGTGCAGCCAAAGGCATCCCCGGCGAAGTTGTAGTCCCGCACGTCGCGCAGGGTGCCGGAGTTGTAAACCCAAGCGTGCATGTCGGTCGGGTTTCCCGTGCCCCAGCACAGGCCGCAATACTCGAAGTTGTTGTAGTCCGTTGGCGTATTGTCTGCCCTGTGGCCGAAGCCGAAGCGGTTCAGTGCAGTCAACCCGACAGGCGTCGCCGTGGCCCCTGAATTTGGCGTCGCCAACGTCCCGTTGCGCCAGAAATTGATGACGGTTCTCGGAGAAGCGTCCCCAGCTTCCTTGATCAGGAAGTGGGCCGTGACAAAATACCACCCGCTTGCGCCGGGATTTGACAGCGCCGTGGTAGTGCTAAGCGACCCGCCGTCCTGCCGCCAGCCAGCCAAGTTTCCACTTACCTGCATGAAGCCACTTACCGATGCCGAGTTTGCAACAGAAATGATGTCTCCCGTCCAGTTCGTGCCGTCGAAATAGGCATAAGCGCCGAGCCAGTAACCTGCCGATTTTGAAGTGGCGATGTTGAAAATCGTGTTTGCTGTGAAGTCGTAGCGCAGGCCGCTTGATGCCGCTGCCGGGTTCAGGACGTGGCTATACTCGGTAACCGGCGGTGCCTCCTTGGTCCATGGAACGACTGTGCTGAACGGGGTGATGTTGAGGTCGTCGTCCTTTGCCACGAAGTGCAGCTGATAGTCGTCTGGAGCCCACGCGCTATCGTCGATGGAAAGCGGGTTCGCCCCCACCACCATGTCAGGCCATGTTTCCTCAGCGGCTGCCTCGGTAGCGGCACCAGAAAGCGGAGTGGTGCTTGTGTTCCGCGCCATGAACATCGTGGAGGGCTCCGAGACCTCCAATTCAATCCCGGTCGGCGAAACGTCGATCAGCGTGACGGTTGGGTAGACCCCGGCGATTGTCGGGGTGACTGTCTTCACATCCGAGACAAGGCTAACCCCAACGGCATTCACAGAATAAACCGTGATGTCCACCTCGGTTGTGGGGGGAAGGACGATGACCCAAGACCCGATAGCCCCACCGCCAGACAGAGTTATCGGATCACCGCCGTCAACCGCATATTGGAACGCGGTGATGGGGGCTCCGCCGTCATTCGGGCTTTCTGAGATCGTAAGCGTTGCCGTGTCGCCGGTCGAACTCGGCAGGTTCACAACATCCCACTGGAGGACGGTGAGAGCATCGGGAGGATCGGCATCAGCCGGTGCTGCCGTGCCATAGGCGAACGTCCGCTGGTTCGCCGCGCTATCCGTCACCAGAACCGACAGGCCGACCACATCGGTATAGGCCAGCACATCGGTGCCAAGCGCCGCCACCCCGTTGATCGTCCACTGCGCCACGGCTGAGGAAATCGTGCCCGCCGTGCTGGCGTAGGTGCCCGCCGTGTAGGCGTCCTCTGGCGTGTCGCCGGACGTATAGGGGCCGAAGGTCGGCGCGACCGATTGCGTGATGATGGGGGGGGCACTTGGTCCCGCGCGCCGCCGCCGTGCGGCCATGCTGACAAAGTTCATGTCAGGCCGCCCAGTGCGTCACGATTACGTTGATGTTGTCACCCGTGCCGCCGCTGATCGACGGCTTGATGAACGCCGCGCCGCTGGAAAACTCGGCATAGCCCGCAGCCGTGAAGGACAAGTCGTTTCCGGCCAAGTCCTTCAGGGTGGCGTAGGTCGTGCCGTCATTGCTGCCCTGCAAGACGATGGTTGCGCCGCCCAGGGTGCCGCCGATCTGCACCGAGGCGTTCGCCAGCGACACATGCGGCGCATAGCGCGGAATGCTTGCGTTGCCCGCCGTGGTTTCGCCCGTCCACGTGGCGATGCGCCGCGCGTGAGATTTACCCGTCGTCATCGTAAGTGCCATGATTGTTCTCCATTGTTCGCCCGCAGGCGTTGGGGGTCGTGAAAGGTGGGGAAGGTCAGTTCAGGTCGCCGTTGCGCTGTAGCGTCTTGCGGGCGCGGGTGACTTCGGCCAGCCAGGACCGCGCGCAATGGTCGGTGGACCAGAAGAACAGCCGGTCAATCCGCTTTTCCCGCTTGGCCCATTCCGGGCTTGTGCGGCCTTCGATATGCGCGCGGGCACTGAGCGTCTGGTGCATACTTCCGCTGTAGATCGTGGCATTGATCACGCGCGACCCAAGGCTTGCGAGGAAGTATCCGACTTCCCGCGTCACATGGACCGCTTGCTGCCACCGGGTTCGCATCAGGCCGCGCCGTAGGTGTTGAAGAAGGCGGGCAGTTCTGCCGTCTTGTCTTGCAGCGCCGCAAGCTGCTGGACCAACGGATCGTTCAGCAGCACCACGCTTGGCCGGATCGCCCGCGCCTTGGCTGCAAAGCGCTGGCCTTCCGGCAGCCCACTAATCGCGGCCAGAACCGGCGCAGGGGGCGTGCCGGTCAACCATGCTTCGCCTTCGGCTTCCGAAATCCAGCCTTCCGCGACAAGCCCGATCAGGAGTTGCGCGAAGGTGATGCTGACGGTCTGCGGCACAATGACCGGCTCGTCCGGCACTTCGATTTGCGTGGCTTCGCCCGTCTGAACGTTGATCCTGACGCCCTGCATTTAGCGATACCCCACTGAACAAAAGCCGCCGTTGAAGTTGCTTGCCCCGTTGCGGGTCAGGCGCACGATGTCCAGCGCGCCCGAAAGCCCGAGAACCCCGTCAATCAGGAAGTTGGTCGCGCCGCCTGATCCAGTGCGCCGCCCTTTGCCGGAGAACATCCAGGTGTTTGACGTTGGTTCCTTGTAGAGGTGGCAAACGCCAACATAGGAACTGCGGCTGGGCGCTGCGAAAAACGATGCCGCGCCGTCATTGGTTGTCGTGGCCGTGTTTTCGATGCTTGAAGTCGTGCAAGTGTAACCCGTGGTTTCCGGCGTCCCGCCCGTGCCGATGCGGATTTGGATATTGTCCGTCTTGGTCGTCAGCGAAACCGCGTTCAACAGGATGACAATTTCCGTCACCCATGACGGGATCGACCCGAAGTCATAGACCGCCGCGCCGCTGGTCGTGACAGTGGGTGCCCATGTGTAATTCGACTGAATCCACGCCACCTCGTTTGCCGTGTCATCCCAGCCAAGCGCCCGCCGCCCGCCGGGGTCCGTCAGCGCCGCGATATCGTCAAGGAACGCATCCTGCGCCTGCTTGGCGTCCAACTGCGTCTGGATCGCCGAAGTCACCCCGTCCACATAGTTCAGTTCCGTGGCCGTCGCGGTCACCCCAAGCGCGGGCAGTGACATGTTGATCCCGACGATGACAAACACGTCATCCGCCGAATTGAACACCACGTCATAGATGCCCTTTTCAACGATATCGTCAGCCACAAGGGCAACCAGCGCCGCGCCCTGCACCTTCCGCAGCGCCTTCGCGCCCCGGCTGTCAATGTTCAGCGTCGCCGCGCCGGTATTGTTGCGATCCGCGCGGAAGCTGAACCGCTGGCCGTCCGCATAAGCCGTGATGCCCTGGTTGCAGGTCATCGTGTAGGCGTTGGCCGTGCCCGCCGTGGTGACGCCCGACCAGTCAAGCTGCCACTTCCGGCTGTCAGCCATTGCGGCGCGAATGGCGTTGTTCACCAGACCGGCTTGCATCCCTTCCGCGATGCTGACACCGCCGACCGTGGTATTGCTGGCCGCCGTGGTGGAGTAGTCCAGGGTCGCTCCCATTGGTGCGTTCCTTGTCGATTTGCAATTTCAGGGGGTTTGGGGTAGACTGGCGGCTTTCAGGAGGCCGCATGGACCCACGCTTCTTGCCGTTTCAGATCGCCGCCGGTTTGCTATGGGCGGGCTTTATCGTTCTGCTTCTCAAGCTCGGGATGAACATCTATCGCAACAATGCCGCCTTGCGTGGCTGGTTTGGCGCGGGAATGTTCGCAGGCGGCATGGTCTTGGCATGGTGGACCATGCTGGCCGGGTTCGGTTACTGAGGGATTAACTTCCGTTCGTTGATGAACGGCAGGGCGCTAAGGCCAGCGCCCATTGGAATATTCGTGGCCGCCGGGCGCATAAGCTGGTTGGCAAGGTAAGCCTGCACCGGCCCTGACATGCGGATTGCCCCAAGCGCGCCCGGAACCATTGTCCCTGCCGCCGCGCCAGCCATTGCCATCATCGGATTGCCGCTGACTGCGCCGGGGCTTGCGCCCAATGCGCCCCAAAGCCCTGACGGCAGCATGGCGCGAATGTTTTCCGCCGTGCCAGAGGTGGGCAGTTTCTTCATGACGCCTTCGCCAGCCCGCGCCAGTTCGGCAATGTCGCCGCGCGTGCCTTGGGCATACGATGACCGGCCTTGCTGCACTGTGGCGTTGCGAAGCGCCGAAGGCGACACCAGGCCCGCCGCTGCGCCCTCGCCTGCGCCTGTCACGGCCTTCTGAATGGCAAGGAAGTTGCGCCATTGCGTCCGCGCTTCGGCCAACCGGGCAATATCGCCCGTCCGCCCGGCTGCGGTCAGGGCGCTATTCATCATGTCGTCAACGGCTTCCAGCGCCTCGATTGCTGCCGCGCGAGTGGCGTCATCTGCGCTCACAGTCAGCTTGGACAGGTTAGACCGCCAGACCTTCAGCGTGGCCGCCGGGATGACGTTCCCGCCGCGCATGGCCTTGACCGTATCCTTCAGGATGTTGCCGATTAGCGGGGCTTGGTTGCCGGTCGGGGCAAGGCTCTTGTAAGTGCTGACCGCCTGCGAAAGCGCAGTTACAGCTTGCGGGTCGGGCGTCACGTCAACGCCCTTGACCACGTCATCGAAGACCGCGCCGATCCGGTCGGCGGTGGCCTTCATGACTTCCGGCGTGGCGCGGGTTGCGTCGGTTCCGGTCGTTTTCAGCGCCGCACGGGTAAAGGCTTCCGCCTGATCGTCCATCAGGTTCTGGCCGCCCATGGTGAAGCCTTCCTTGCGGCGCAGGGCTTCGTTGCCGACGCGCTGGCCCGCCGTGACGGGGACGCCAGCATCGTCCAGCGTGGCCGCCAATTTCAGCCGCTCCGGGTCCGCTCCGCCGTAGGGGCTGACCGCCTTGGTGAAGCCCTTTGCCAGAAGATCAGGCGCGATACCGCCGACCAGCGCTCCGGCAACGCGGGCGTAAGGTTCCGCCGCCGTGCCTTCGGTCAGTTGCCCCGCCGCTTCTGACGTTGCGCCAGGGGCGACGCCATACTTGATCAGGTTATTGCCACCACCGAAGGCCAGCGCGCCCGGCAGAAATTCGGCGATGGTCCCGGCAAACTTGGCGGGCAGGCCCTGACCGCGAAAGTCGGTCGCGCCACCGGTCATCCCCGACATGGTTTCGGTCAGGGATGCGCCGGAAAGCGCGCTTTGCGGGGCTTGCCAGTCATCGGGGATGATACCAATGGCCTTGCCCCCAGCGGTCAGGCCAGCGCCCATCAGGTCGCCAAGGCTCCCCGGCAGACCGGCAAGCGAAGCGGTCCCGCGCGCAAGCCCTGCGCCGGTTGCGCGCCCCATGTCGTTCATGGCGCGTCCGGCCTTTTCACCAAGGCTGTCCACGCCATCTGTCGCGTCGCCCACGGCAAAGTCATAGAGCGACTGGCCCCAAGTGCGGCTTTCCGCACGGCGGGTCTGCTCCGCGTCCATGGCCGCCGCCGGGTTGCGCGTCATGCCAGAAAGGCTCGCCAAGCCCGAAGCCATGGCAGAGCCTTTCTTGGGCAGGCTGTTCAGCGCCGCCGCCATTTCGGCGCGCGACATTCCCTTGGGAAAGCGCACCGGGCCTTCTGGCGTTTGAACAGTGATGAAGTCACTCATTCCCAAAGCCCCGTCTGCGGGTTGAACGTCGGGATGCCTTCGTCTGGCGCTGATTTGCGAGTTTCTTCAAACATCGCGTCACCGCGCTCCGGCCCGTAAAGGGTCCGCAGCAAAGCGCGCTCGTAATCGTCCAGATCGCGTTCAAGGTTGGGGCTGTTTGGGTCAAGCGCACCCGCCTTGTCGGCCAGAAGCATCAGGTCTTTGTCGCTGGAGTTGCCCAGCGCTCCGCCAGTCGGTGAGTTAGCCCGCATGGCTTGAAGCGCGGCCAGCGACCCGTTCGCCTTAATGGCTGCGATCTGTCGCACCACCTCGCCGCTGTCCGTCTCGCCGCCGATGATGGGCAGGCCAGCCACAAACGACGTTCCGCCCGCGCCGAAGTTGCGATTAGCCGCCGCTTCCCGCGCCCGCTGCGCCGCGTTGATGATAACGTCAGCTTCGATGATCTTGGCATCTTCGCGCCGATCCGTTGCCGCGTCTGTGGATGCGGCTTCACGGGCAGCGGGCGACCCAGGGACCGGGACCGCAATGGGCAGGTTGTTTTCGTCCCGCTTGATGCTGCCGTCTGGGTTGGTGGCGTAAGTGTAATCGGGCGAAAGCTTCCCGACAGACGGGTCGCCGCCCATATCCACGTTGACGAGGCTGCCGCCGATTGCCTCAATTTTGCCCTCGGGGCTGACCTGATATGCCTTAGACGGATCAAGGCCGGGAATGGTTGCCACCTGCTCCGGGGTCATCCGCGTGTATCCCGGCTTCGTCGGCTCCGGCATTTCCCCCGTCACGACATACTGCCGCCACTCGGGCGAACCGCGCTGAAGGCCAAGCATATCAGCATCACGCGCCCGCTGCGCCCGTGCGGCTTCTTCTTCCGCGCCGGGCTTTGGTGCTGTGAGTTGCTGGATGCGCGCCTGCAACATCGTTTGCACAACAGCGGCCTTTTCCGGCGAAAGCGCCTCCATACCCAAAACGCCCAGAAGCTGCTGGACGTAGGGGTCGGCCATGGGGTCAACGGGGCCGCCGCCTTCGCCCTTGGCCGACATGGTGACGCCATCGCCGCCCATAGTGCCCGCAAGGTAGAACTGCGCCTCTTGCTGACGCCGCCCGGCGTTGATGCCGTCGTTGTGCGAACCGAGGGCCGCAATCGCCGCAGCCGCCGCACGCGGGTCGCCACTCCGCACCGCAGCCGCCACGTTTTCTGGCAGCTTGCCGTAGTTGTAAGCAATCGAGGTCAGCGCGGCCTTCTGGTTTGGCGCAAGGCCGTTGAACACTTCCTCGCCAACTGCACGCGCCGCAATCGGCATGAACTCGGTTTGCACGCGGCGCTGCAAATCGCGTTCCGCATCTTCGCGGCTGACCCTTACGCCCTCGCCAACGCGCTGCACCGTGCCATCCGCCAGCGTGATCGTGTCGGACCCATAGCCGGTGCGGAGTGCGTTAACATCCCAATAAGGCGTCTCGCGGAAGCCTTCAAAGTGCCGGATCAGGTCAAGCGTCGGATCGGTGCCCGGCGTGCTAAAGCCAAGGCCGCCCTGCGCCCCCATGACGCCTGCGTCCGCCTTGGGTTGCCTGCCGAAGGACAGGCCACCCTTGCCGCCGCCGAACACGCCCGGCTGCGCTTTTGGCAGGGGCTGCGACGGCGACCACGAAAAGCCCGGCGCGCCCCCCTTGGACGCCATGCCCAGCCCGCCCGGCGTCAGCCCGGCAAACGCCGCAGAGGCCGCCGCAGCCGCTTCCTGGTCGCGCTTTTCCTTCATCATCTGCTGCATCATGGCCGCGCCTTGGTCCATGTATGCGTAAGGCCCGCGCCCGCTGGCGTATCCAGCCGCCATGGCGTTGAACATCGGGGCCGCTGTGATCAGCCCTTGCTTCAGGTTTGCCCCGCTGAACTGGCCCGGCATCAGTTGATCCGCCCATAATCGACCAGCGCAAAGCCGGTGTTGGTGTAGCCCTTGATCATGTCGGGGTTTTCATCGGCCATGACGCCGATGTGGAAGCCCGGCGACCCCTTGTAGCGGTAGCGATACAGCGCCCGCCCGCCATGCGTTGCGCCGATGGGCGTAATGTCTTCCTTCGCCCTGCGGTCAGATAGCCCCGCCAAGGCCGCCAGCGCCCCGCCAAGGCCCGATACACCGCCGCCAAGCCCTGCGCCCGCCAGCGTGCCATACATGCCCAAACCGCCCATCACAGCCGGTCCTAGGCCCGTTCCCTGCACCGGGCTTGTCTGCGATCCGCTGGACCCCATGCCGCCAAGCCCCATGATCGCGTTGAGGTATGGCGAGAAGTTGGCCGCAGGCATCCCCGCCGCTTCGTTGTAAGCCTGCTGCGCCATGCTTGCGCGCTGCTGCGAAAGCTGGTCCTGCATCTGGCCCATGCCAAGCTGCATCTGGGCGGGCATATACATCGCCTGCTCCATGCCCGGCATCATCCCGGCGGCCTGCATTCCCCGGTTCTGTGCATTCTCCCATGCGCCGTATTCAAACGGGGCCAAGGCTTCCGTTGCCGCCCGGCCAACCCCGTCCATGGCTACGCTGGAATTGGTCAGGCCCGAGCCGCTGAACATGGACGTTGCCGCCGGGATTGCCGAGCCAAGGATGTTGTCCCGAACGCCCTGCATCCCCTCGTATTGGCCGCCGCCCATCATGCCGGTCAGGAACGACCGCGCGGTATCCAGCCCCGGCGCGCCTTGGCCTGCCCGGTCGATGATGGATTGCATCGCGCCTTGCGTAGTTGCGCCGAAGCCGGGGATACGCATTTCAGCCGCAGCGCGGGCCTTGGCTTCCAGATCGGCCCCGCCCATCGCGCTTGTCGGTGCGCCGCTGGCGTAGCCTGACTGCGGTGCGGTTGCGGCGGGTCGCGTCTTGCTAGGCGGCAGGCCCATCATGCCGTTGAGGAAGTTGCCTATTGCCCCTGAAAATCCGCCGCCGCCGGTCCCGCTGGCCGCGCCGGTCGCCATGGGCTGCGAAGGCTGCATGGTGGACGACCCGCCGCCAAGGCTATCCCCGAACCCGTAAGGCGTGGGTGCGAAGGCCCCCTGGTTATACAGGTTCTGCGCTTGGCCCATGGCCCCGGTCAGGTAGCCTTGCGCCGGTCCCCACGGCGACGACTGCTGCGTCACCGTCTGTTTTTTACCGCCCATTGCCCAATTCCCTCACCATTTCCGTATGGGCCAGCCTGTAGCCCTTCGTTTTCGCCCATTTCGACCAGCCGGGGCGCGTAATCATGATCAGCCGCTGCTTCCCGATTGCCGCCGCCCATTCGGCAATGTGCGCTTCCAGGTCGTCCTGCCAGTCGTCACGCTCCGACCCGGCGCAGCAGTTGATCTCAATGTGTTCCGGGTGAACGCTGGTCAGGCAAACCGCCTTGAAATCGTCCACCACATAGGTCTGCATTTCTTCCGCCATGATGGCGTCAAGAAGCTGGATTGCGGTTGTTCGCGCATGGCTATGCGCCGCGAAGTCCAGAAGAAACGGGGCCAGCCGTTCCGCATAGGTCGGGATGTCCCGCGCGTGGATGCCCCAGATCAAGCGGCGTCCCCCACGATGTTCCAGCCCCAGCCGAAGATGTTCAGGCGGTCGTTCGCATCGGCTGCGGCCTGCAACGTGTAGCTGGGCGGCACAAGCAACCCGACACCGCCAATCACCGGGGCCGTGGTGTTGGCCGTCACCGCAACATCCCATGCAACCGCGTTCGCGGCGGTAGCCGTTCCAGCCGGGGCCACGAGGCACAGGTAATAGGAATCTGCGGACGCCGAAATGTCAGCGATCCAAAGCCCGTCAACCAGAAAGTAGGCATCCGCCCGCGCGGTCACGATGGTCTGAAACGATGTGGTCAGCCGCAAAAGCGGGATTTCCTGTCGCGTCTGCAACAGGCTGGGCGGTTCGATTTCCTGCCGCTGGCGCGGGGTATAGGCCGCTTGGTTCATGAATGGGGTTTTCATGCGACCCTCATAAGGACAAGAGGCATCAGCGCCGTGGAGTGCTGGCTGGAGGCGTAGGTCCAGTTTCCGGCGGCATCGCCGAAGGTTTCGGTCTTGATCAGCGTCTGCCGGGCCGCCGGGGTTGCCGCGCTGGTGTAGTCAAGTGCCGGAAGCGCGCCGACCGCCAGCGTGCGAAGGGTTTGCGTCCCGGATGACCGGACACCAATCCAGTAGGTCTTGCCTGCCGTCAGGGCGAGCGAGGTGATTGCCGCAAGCTTGGTGCCGTTGGTCCCGGCGTCGATGTTCGCGGTTTCCCGCAGGATCGTCGTGGGCCGCCCGTTGCTGTCGCTGTCGTAGATCACGCACTTGCAGTTGGCCGATGCGAGGAAGGTCGAGACCGAAATCCCGAGTTGGTCAATGGTCACGCCATAGGCCGCCACGAAGGGCGCAATCACGGTCCGGTTCGCCACCTGCGCCTGCGTGCCAAGGGCCGTCGCGTTCGCGTTGTTCGTGATGAACATCCCCGCCGCCGGGACCATCTGGGTATAGCCGTCATAGTTCGGCGCAGCGTTAGCCCCAGGCTCGCCCTGCGGGCCGGTTGCCCCCGCTGCGCCGTTTGCGCCTGCCGGGCCTTGCGGACCCGCTTCTCCTTGTGGACCGGCTGGCCCTGTAGCGCCCTGCGGCCCCGCTGGCCCCTGCGGGCCGGTTTCGCCCTGCGGGCCTTGCGGCCCCACTGATCCGCCCGCGCCCGATGCCACCACCCGCGCAATCGCCCAAGCGTCAGCGGCGTCCCGGTTTTTCATCGCCGTCCGCTGCCCCGGAACGTCAGTTGCACCGCCTGCGCCCGCCGCCAGTCGCCCCCTGCCGGGATCCGCGCCGCAAGCCGCATTTCCTTGCCGTCCGCGCGCAACGGAACCGCACCGTCAACCCCTGGCACCCCGTAAGCCGTGGCGTTCTCCACCCGCTCGTTATCCGCTGGGATGGCTGCGATCTGCATGGTCCAGTCGTTCGCGTCCACAACCGCCTGCGCTTGGCTCACGAAAGCCCGCTGCCCCGGCGAAGGCTGAAACGCCCCCAACTCCCAATCCGCCTGCATCGCGGGGCCGTTGAACGTGTGATAGGTGCTTTCCGCGCCGTCCGCGATGAAAGCCCCCAGCACCCTGTCGCCCGCTGACCACACGTCGCTGTCCATCGAAGGCGTCACGTCTTCCAGCGTCGCAAACAGCGCGTCCAAGTCTTCCAAGGTCGTTGCATCAACCCGCGAACCCACCAGCCAGTCAGCCGTTACCGTTGCGGTCGAAAAGCGCCCCTGTTCCCACGAGTAGATCAAGAGCCGGTTCCGAACGTCCGAGCCGGTTGCCTTGAACGCCCAGATCACGCAGCGGTTGGACCAATCCACCGCCGCCTGCACTTCCGCAAGCGCTGTATTGTCGGCCTCGCCGAAGAACCACTTGTTCACCTTCTGGCTGCCAATCGGCACAAATTCCGAGCCGTTGGTCGCATAGAAGCCGTCCTGGCTCAGGAAATACGACTGCGCCCCGATGGTCGCCACGCTGAACGGCGCGATGCAGCCCCGGTCTTCCGACACCAGCGAAACGCGCCAGACCGTCGGCGGCCCGACATACTGCACCAGCGAAATGCCGCGCTCCTGAAACACCATCGGATAGCGCCCGCCGACCAGCGCCGTCACCTCGCCAAAGCGCGGGTCAAGGTCCGCAAAGCCCGCCTGCGTCAACCGGCTGGATGTCCATGATCCCGCCGGGTTGTTGAAGCTGGACCATTGAATGCGCGTCGGCGCGCTTTCGATGTTCCCCAACATCAGGAAGTCAGCGAACCGCTCGCAATACTTCGCTTTCGGCGGCGATCCGGTCAAAAGCGACCATGACGTGTCGCTATCAATGTCCGTCAGGTAATACGGGTTGTTCGCCAGCGTGGTCGCAAACACGAAGTCATTGAACTGCGCGAAGTCCCATGCGTCCCCGTCCGTCACCGAAGCCGCAACCGATGTTTCAACCGCCGTCGATCCCACGCGGATAAACAGGTTATCCTCTGCGCCCCCGACGATGACGGGCGATCCGTCATTGCGGAAGAACAGCGCCGCGCCCAGAACCGGCCCCAGAAACGTGCTTTCAACGTCCGTATTGGGCCGCGTCACCGAAGTCGTGCGGGCGTTCGCGGCCAGCAGGGGCGAATAGCCGCCCTCAGCCGGAATGCAGTTGTTTGCCACGACGCAGCCGGGGTTGTTCTGCTTTGGAAACGCGGGCAGAAACTCACCCAAGGGCACTTCAATCGTCGGCATCACTCATGCACCCGCAGACGCCCGGTCGCCATTTTCTTGTTGCCTTCCGCAACAAGGTCTTCCCACGCCAGCGCCTCGTATGCCTGAAACGCCTGCGCGCGCTCGCCGTCCTGAATGAACTTGCGGCAGATCGCGCTTGCGGCGGCGTTTTCGATCAACTCCTGCGCCTGATCAAACCAGACGCTCGTGTCAGACGCAGATGATGGCACCACCGGCTTGACCATCGCGGAAATGGCGAAATTTTCCACGGCGGAAGGTTCAGGCCAAAGCCCGATTTGCCCCGCATAGAGGCTGTAATACGTCGCACGACTGCCCCCCGAAACAGTGTCGAACAGCTTTTCGAAGTCCGCATAGGCCATGGCCCGCAGGTCTTCATAGTCGGCGTCACGGATGTAGTGGACCGCCTGGATATCGGACACGTCCACCGCCGTGCGGCCCGTCACGTCCTGCGGCCCGGCCCCGGTGGACAGGTCAACAGACGAATACCACGCCTGCCCGATGACGCTGGTAAGGGTGAACGACCGCACCTCATGCAGCCACGTCGCCCGCTTGTTGTAGCGGGCAATCGCAAGCTGAATTTCGCGGTCGATCTGGGTGTTCAGGTCGGACCGCGCCAGTTGGTCGGCCACCCTATCCCGCACGTCAAGAAGCGTTGTCATCTTTCACCTTGCGGGGCCGACCGCGCTTTTTGACTTCCGCCACGGGGGCAGGTTCAGGGGGTGAAACAGGCGTTTCCGCCTGTTCCGTGTTCAAGGTGCGGCGAAGTTCCTCACGCTGGAGGAAAAGCTGACGCCGCCGCATTACGGGGTTCCCGCCATGTTTTCCCAAGCCGTGCCATTCGACACAAGCAAGGCCCATGCCCCGTCGGTCGCCGCGAGAATGGCAGTGCCAGCGGCACCACCAGCACGCGGGATGACGTTCGACGATGCCGAAACAACGGTAAACGCCTGAATCGTCTTGATCACCACGATCCTGCCGGGGCAGGACGCAGCCGCCGGAAGCGTGACGGTATTGGTCGCGCCCCGGTCGCTGATCACGAACGTTTCGTTGCCGGCCAGCGTGAAGTCAGCGGTCTTGGTCACGGGGATTGCCGTTGCCAGCGCCCCCACGACCATCCGCTGGTCCTTCCGCACGTCCCATACATCACCGATGGGCATCAGTAGCCGCCCTTCTTGCCGCCCTTACCGGCGGCTTCCTTCGGGGGCTTCGAATTGGTCTGCTTTCCCATGTCTGTTCTCCAGATGAAAAGGGCGGGGCCATTACAGCCCCGCCGCCTGTTAGCCTTGCTGACGCACGATGTAGGTCACGTAGACCAGCGCCTTGCCGGTGGTGCTGTCGGTGTTCACGATGTCGCACGTGACACGGACGGGCTTCTCAAAATACAGGTTCGCAGCCGAAACCACGTCCCCTGCGATGTGCCCAACCGCCGCGTCAAGGTCCAGCGCGCTTTCGGTGAAGGCGTTCGGGTCCGAAGTCAGGCCGCCCTCAGAGCGGTCAAACCCGATGTCCACCTGTTCGTTGCCGGTGCCCGACCATGCGGTCAGGATGCCAACGCCCGAGCCGATGACAAGCGCACCGCCCGGAAGATAGCCCAGCTCGTAAACGCCCGACAGGTCGGCGTTCGTGATGTAGCGGGACAGGGTATGCACCACGTTCTGGTGAACAACCTGACCCTTGCCTGCATGAAGTCCCATGTTTCAGCCCTCCATTAAGCTGCGGTCGGGCGCGCGGCATACGTCGAAACCACGATGGTCCCGAAGTCTTCCGCGTTGGTGGACGAGTTGTCCTCCGGGATGAACTTGGTCTTCTTGAGACCCCAGATGCACCCGGCGGCGACCCCGAACTGGTTGCCGTAGTCGAACATCTCTTCGACCCAAGTGAAGCGGGTTGCCCCGTTTTCCGAGCCGAAGGCGATGGTGGCCGCTTGCGCGCCGCAGAGAACCGCGCGGCGGGTGTTGGCAACGGCGGCAGAGGTCGAAGAGTTGACACCCTGCGTCACGCGCGCTGCCTTGTGCAGGACGACGCCGTTGTAGATGCCAAGGGCACCCGAGAAGATCGGATTGTCCTTGATATCGCCGCCCATCATGGCCGACTTCTGGATGTCCTGCCACTGCCCGGCGGTGGTCGAAGTCCGAAGGTCGAAGACCTGATCGTCATGAAGGAACATGACATAGTAGTCATTCCCCTCAATGCGGATCGGGCGGATCATCGGGCCAGTCGAGTTCGCAATCGACGCGGTTTCCGCATAGTTGCGGGCAACGTCGATATAGGTCAGGTCGAACTTGTCCGAAGTCGTCAGCGACTGGTCGTTCGCTTGGTTGCCCGCGCGAATGATCCGGTTGGTCGAAGGCGCGATGGTCGAGTTGTGGCCCGTGAACCGCGTATCCGTCACTGCGGTATTGCCGCAAATCTGGTTGAAGAAGGCGGTCGTTGTGTTCAACGCGGCTCGCTAGTTCCGCGCCCGGATCACCCAACCAGATGGTGACCCCGCTACATGTTTCCATGCAGACCAGACTATATCATCACCCGTTTCCGGGTGCGGTGCACTTCGGGCCGCTTGGCCCTACTCCCCTAAGGGATAGTCGTTGAACCTGTCTTGTGAGGGCAAACGCCACCGTTCAATTTCTTGCCGGTGTTGCAGTTGTGGCAAAGCACCTGAAACCGATATTCGCCGGTATCAATCTGCCGCCGGATAGCCCGCAACCCGCGAAGACCCTGCCCAAAACGACGCCGCCAATCAGCACCGTCATTGTCAACATGGTCAATCGCCAGAAACAGCGGGTTCATCTCACCGCAACACTGG